CGCCACACTGTGTACACCCACCAGCCGCTTGTCGGTCTGGCGGACTAAAAATACCGGCGAAAAATAACGGTATTCCCGTTTGGCAACAAACTGCGCCGCTTCATCGGTCCACTCTGTACGGGCCATGATGCCGTGACCCTCATCCCATCGGATGGCCGTGATCCAGCCGGCCGCCGGTGCCTTGGTCCCGTCCACGGTCTGATGTTCGTAATCGATGACCAGGTCGTTGCCCCGGCGCTGCAAGTACGCCGTCACCAGGTCAAAGGCCGTTTCATCCACCAGGAATTTGCCCTCCCCCTCGATTTCCTGCCACCCGGCGGCAAACAGCAAAAACCATTCCGGGGCCTTACCGTCCTTGGCGGTGATGGCAGCAATCGTGCTGCGGGCAAAGATTTTTTTCATCGTCTGGGTCTCCTCGACTGTTTATGCAGGTTTCGCTGCCGGCGCCGGGCGCTGGTTTTTAATTCCCGGCGGCGATTGGCCTGGAAGATCCTGGCGCCGCTTTTGGATCTGCCGGTTGTAAGAATGTTGCCACCGGACACGGCATCGGCGGAAAGCAGACCGCTTGTCTGGGGTGGGTTTTCTATCAACCGGGCCAGGGACTGCATAAAACCACGGATCATGCTGTGTGATACGGACATTTATCTCCTCCTTAATTTCCAATTTCCAATTTTATTTTGCCATTTCCTTAAACTGATCGGCCAAGGCCTTCGGATATTTGCTCAGGTCCGGCACATACTGCGCCTTTTCCCCCGGGTTATATGCCCACCCGGGATCGATGCCGTTGGGCACCGTATGCACCTCTCCGGTGCGCTTATTCTCCCAGGTATACGTGCCGTCATCCGGCGCCGTATCCGGCCTGCTTTTGCCGAGTCGTTGCATGTCCCGATCGGACAGAGCAAACACCTTACACTTGCATCCCCAGCCGTTTGGCGGATAATGGGTTTTCCACCAGGGGTCATCTGCCGGCAGGACCAGACCGTGCCAGGCCAGGTGCTGTGGGCGCGGATCCATGCTGTCCCCGTGGTGATATTCCAGGTACGGGCGGGAGGATAGGGATTCCTTATCGGTCATCTGATGCCAGCGGCCGGCCGAATAGGCAGTGCGCACGTTGGTCTCGAAGATCACCCGGCTGCGCCAGTTGCGCCCGCCCGTATACTGCCAGCCGTAGCGTTCCACAATGGTGTCAAAGCTCTCCCGAAATTCCTTCAGGGAGGTACCGTCGGTGATCGCACCGTCAACGGCCTCTCTAAAATCCATGAGCATGTCCGCCCGGGTCACACCGGCCACCACAAAGGCCCGGGTGTGCATGGCCTGCCAGATGTCCGTCCATGTCTCAGTGGCCAGATTCAGCTTATCCCTGAAATAGGCAATCGCCTCTGCAAAGGATAAATTTTCGAAAATTTCGTCTGGCATTGCGTTAATCATAGTGTAAACCGTGTTTAAAGCTGCTCAGGTTTGTTTAACGCCTTTTCTGTAGGGCGCTTATCCGTGGTTTAACCTTATCGTTTAAATTTCGGCCGCTCAGGCGGTTTGCCTATCCGTGGCTTTACTTCTCGTTTTTAACCTCATACCGGCCGGCCAGCTCGGCAGCGGCCATGGCTCTTTGCATGAGCGTGCCGAACGCTTCTGGGTCCATCTCGGGATACAGGCCGATCAAACCATCCCGGATCTCTTCCAGGCTGCCGGCAGCGGCCACCAGTTGCCGCACCGGATCAATCAGTCCATTGATGGCCGGTGCCGCTTCGGCATCCAGGCGCCGGGCATAGATCGCTGCCGGATCGTCACCACTGTCTGGTTGTGTGGCCGTAGCCTTAGCCGTGACCTTGGCGGTGGTGGGCACTGCCGGGGCCTCAATGGCCCGGCCCACCACGGTTTCATCTTTGTCCGGTTCAGGAATCGCGAATTCGGTACGCAGCCAGGACAGGGGCATCTCAACATGGCGGTCCAGCAGCTCACAGACCCATGTTGATTTTTTCACCAGATCCTCAGCTTCCTCCCAGGGGGCCTCATATTTAGGCACCGGCGTATCCCACCCGAAATTAAACCCCACGATGGGCCGGATCAGCTGGTGCCGGATCGTGGCGGCCAGTGCCCGGGAATCGGCCTTGACCAGGTCCAGGCGCACCTCGTTGTGGGTTTTGGCCGCGGCATAGGAGCCCTTGTCGCCTACCTCGGCGGACAGGGTCTGCCCTAGGATCGCCTTGGAATTCTCTTTGTTGGCAAAGTCCGCCAGGGCCTGGTACAGGTCCCCTGTGGCCTTGCCCTTGGCGTTTTCCACAAACTCGATTTCAGTGGATTTTGAGATGATACCGGCGGCATCTGAGCCCAGGGAGGAAATGGCTGCGATCAGGGCGTCCTTGTCGTCACCGCTGGCACCCGAATCATATTTACCCAGGCGCAGCGGCATGCCATACACCTCGCAGAAGATCACCCAGTCCTTGAGGCTGTAATTCTTAAACAAAAACATCCATGCGCAGACCCGATAAATGCCGGACCGGGCCGGATGCCCGCTTTTGCCGCCATAGCGGTGAAACAACATTTTCCAGGCCGGGATCTCCTCGCCCATGGTGTGTTCATCGGTGATTAATCGCGGGGTTTTGCACAGCACACCAGCCGCATCGGTGAATAAAAACCGTTTTTGCTCCACAAACTCGAAGGCGTCTGGCAGGGCCTGGCCTGCGGACACATCCCAGTTGATTTCCAGGCCGCTGTAGCCTTTGCCCACGGCATCCTGCAGGCTGGTGAGCACATCCGGATAATCGGTGCAGTTGCCTATGTAGTCGGTGACAAACTCGGCCACCTTTACGTCCCTGGCGTCCTCTGACGCCGGTTTGACGGTAAACGCCACATCTAAAATCACATTGACCCGTTTGCCCCGTTCCCCCAGGATGTGCCCGTCTTTTTCTTCCATCTGCTCAAACAGCTGGGCCTGGCGGGCCACATCACCGGCGTCGGCTTCGCGAAAAATACTGGCCAGGCGCTCGGGGGTGAGCCCGGCAGCCACATATTCCCGCCATGCATCCGTCAACGGTGCGGCCGCAATGGTCCGTCTGGACGGGGCTTTTTCAGCCCGTATGGGCCGGTTAAACTGGTCGTATAGCTGCATTACCAGGTTCCTCGCTGGGTAAAACGGCGCTTGGCCGTGGATTGGTATTCTATGTGACCCCATCCATCAAACGTCCGAGCTGCATAAACCGCCAGACACTTGGCAACGGCGGCATCCCCGTGGCGTTTGCCGCCGTATTTACTCAACGTGCGCGCATCCGTCGGCACGCGCGGGACCCCCTGTATTTTCCGGATGGCCCGGAAATCGTCCAGGATATCGGAGTCCCTGGGGATGGACGTGGTCTTGTCTTCAAAGCAGGCTTTCATGGGCGGCATGTTTTCCAGGTACCAGGCCGACGAGAAAGCGATCTCATGGATGCGCTCCTCGCCGTACCGCTGCATGGCCCGCTCGGCCAGAAAGGCCCCGTTGCCGCCTTTGTCCAGGGCGCCGCCGCACAGCCGGGGCAGCCGGTCCGCGACATAGAACAATGCCTGCTCCTGCTGGGCAAACGGGCAGTCCCGCAACTCCAGCAAAAAGGGCGTCCAGTAGGTCAGGCCCGGCATCTCCTGCAAGGGCCAGATGTCCGTCAGATCGCAGGTGCGGCCGAAATCCTCGCCGAACCAGCTTTTCAGGTTTTTGACCGCCTTGGCGTTGATCGCCGGCAGCACCTCGCCGTCCAGCCAGTCCGCCATTTCCTTGTACCGGGCCACATCATCCCAGTGAACAAAATCCTTTGCCGGCGGCTTCCACCGCAGCACAGGGATCTCATCGGTCATGCAAGCCTCGATCATCATCCGGGTGAGATAGGCCCCGCCGCCCATGGCCGGGATGCACAGCAACTCCTCATCGGCGTCATCACCGTAATAATCGAACAATGATGTCCGCCATTCCGCCTGGGCCGTTTCACTCCAGGGTTTCCCCAGGCGCAGGCAGATCCGCTCATACAGCCCTTGTTCCAGGGCATCGTCGATGGTCACCCGGTGAAGGCTGTAGGGTTTCTTCCCGGCCCGGATCAGGTTGATCAGTTCGTTAAAGGGGTGGTCATCACCGTTGTGGGTGGAGATGATCACCACCCGGCCGCCCCACATGAGCATGGCCATGGCCGCCTTGAGCAGTCCGGCCAGGTCATCATGGAAGGCCGCTTCGTCAATGACGATCTTGCCTTGTTTGCCGCGGAGATTGGCGGGTCTGGAAGAAAGGGCCACGATTTTAAAGCCCGAGGGAAACTTGATTCGAAACGCCTGGATATCTTTTTTTTCTGCCCCTTCATCCTCCCATATGAACTCCTCAACCTCGCCGGCGGCCTGGTTGTAAAACCGTGCCCACATGGCACTGTCTTCAATGAATTCCAGGGCCATGTCCTTGTTGTACCCGATGTAAAACACGTCCATGCCGTTTTCGCTTGCCGCCAGCAGGGCGTCTTCACCGGCCTCTGCCCACGACAGACCGACCCGCCGGGATTTTTCCATCATCTTCACCGGGTTCAGGTCCGCGGCCCAGCGTTTCTGATAGGGCAAAAAAACGTCCGGACAGATATCCGGCGTTCTCAAATCGCGGTTTTCCTTCCCGGCCCGGCCTTTCATTTTGCAATCCCCAATATTTCGGCGCGTATTTTATTGGCCGCCGCATCGGACAGGCCTGCTTTCTTTGCGGATTTTTCAACGGTTTTAGCAGCATCCTCAAACGCCTGGCGCCGGATCTCCTTTTCCCGCTGTTCCCACTTCATCACCAGAGCGCCCAACTTGGAAATGGCGTCCACCTGGGTGCTGCTGAGGCTGCCCGCCGGTTGATCTTCAAGGGCGCCCAGTTCCCGGTAATACAGGTTCAATATCCGCTGCACCCCGTCTTCTTTCTGCGCCCGGCCTTTGTCCCACAGGTCTTTATCGTCTGACGGCCGCCGGGTATCGGCCTTCCATGCGGACAGGGTCTGGCGGGATACGCCCAGGGTGGCCTCGATGTCCGTCAGGCTGGCCCCGTCCGTGTACATCCGCATGGCAACGTCATAGAGTTTTGCCCGGTCCCCTTTTACCGCCATCTTATGCCAGCTCCTTTTCCAGGCGGGCGATGTCAAGCCCGATGGCCGTCATCTCTCCCCATGCCATGACCAGCTCATCCATCTGTGATGCGATCATCGGCACTTCCATGTCATCGATGGGGACAAGCGCCGTGTTCAGCTCCTGGCGGATCATCCGGCAGTTGCCCTCGATGCGCAGCCGAAGCTTGGCTGCATCCTGCTTTTTTGTTTCCAGCACCCCGCGCATGGCGGCCCGTTCCATGTTCATGATTCGCCGGTCTCCTTTCTTACCAGTGGGCAGAACTGATTGTTTTTTATGGTTTCCGACAGCGTGGTCTGGGCCTGGGTGTTCAGAGATATCACCGAGATAGTCTCGCTGTAGAGATGCTCAAGGCGGGTGCAGGTGGCATTGTAATCATCCACGAGCCTGGCGTTGTTTTCATACAAGTGCCGGATCTTGCCCACATCCTCCCGGTATTGTGCCAGCGTCAGGGCCAGGGCTTTCTCCCGCTCTGCGATTTCATCCCGGTGCAGCTCCTCTTTACGCTGATCCCGCTTGTTGTCGAAATGCCAGATAATGAAGACCATTCCGGGTAATCCAAGAATTTGCATAATGGCCGTTGCCAGGTCCATGGATATTGTTTCCATCTATTTCTCTCCCTTGCAGGCGCTGTTTTATTCTTCGGTGACGCCGAGCTGGATGTTTAACTCCTTACGCCTGGCCGTCCGTTCTGCGATGTACGCCGACAGGGACTCCGGCGTAATGGTGACGCCCGTCCTGGCCTGCACCGTATCGATAATATCGCATATTACGTTGATGCCGATGGCCACTGCTGTAACCTCATCCATGACTAACTCCTGTGTTTCAGATTGTCTGTTTTTGCCTCTATTGGACGCCCGACTATCTGGCGACCAACAATGTTATTTGACGGATATAATCCGTAAAGCCGGCTTTCTCCGCATCTGACACACCCCCCAGGGTGCCCCAGTCATCGAGTATTTTGTTTGCCTCCCGGAAATAATGTATGATTTCATCATTCAGACCCGGGTCCGTTTTAATTATTGTGGCCTGATAAGGCAGGTAAATCTCAACGGCGGCAATATAGAGGTCCTGGGCGTCGGCATAGGCGGCCAGGGCAATCGTTTTAGGATCGCTGGTTTGAGATGATATCTGTTGAGTAGCGGTTTGGGTCCCTGCGCAGCCCATAAGCCCGATACCGGCCGAAAACATAACGGCTATACAGACACATAGAACCATGAGAAAGGGCTTTATTTTACCGCTCTGGCTGTCCCCACGGGTCAAAGTAATGGTTCCTTTGGTAAGGAATCGCAGGATAATGTTCCCCAGGGGTATGCCGGCAAGCAGGGCCTGGTAGATTCCGTCCGGCACATCGATGCCGAACCCGGCCATGATCGAAATCACGGCCAGCAGAATAACGTTGAAGTTAATGGTTTTGCTTTTGATTGCGGTTTTGGTGTCCATGCGGCCTCCGTTTTTTTGAATGATATGGTTTATCGTAGGGTGGGCTGTGCCCACCAATAGGCAGAATGCCTTCTACCTTCAGCCTTCCACCTTCTGTCTAAATATTTGCATTAAAAACGCCCCGTGCGATGGCCAGGGCCAGCTCACACTGGTGCCCCGGGTCTTTCAGGAACTCCCGCGTGGTCGGGTTGGATAAGAACTCACACTCCACCAGTACCGCCGGCATTCGGGTATGTTGCAGCACATAAAAATCAGATTCGATAACGCCCCGGTGGTAATGGCCCGGGAATGCGGCCATCAGGCAGCCCTGGATATGTTCGGCCAGGGCGCGCCCTTTTTTGCTGCCCGGACAGATGTGTACGCTCATGCCGCTGGCGGTGGTGTTGTGGAACGCATCGCAGTGGATCGAAACAAACGCACGGGCATCCAGGATGTTAGCAATTCGCACCCGGTCATGCAGGGTCACGGTGACATCATCGCGCCTTGTCATCACCACCTGGCTGCCCATACTGGACAGGGCCTGGGCCAGGTCACCCGCAATACACAGGTTTAGGTCGTCTTCCTGGGTATACCCCCATACGGCACCGCAGTCTGCGCCACCGTGGCCCGGATCAATAACGATATCGGTTAATGCTTTAATCATTTCATGAGGCCCTCCGGTTGATGCAACGTTATGCGTGTTGCTGTCATTTAAACGAGATCATCAGCTTGTATGGAAGACATATAGACGCTGGTTCCACGAACTGTTAACCGAAGTACTACAGTATTTTTATTCACTATTTGGGGGATATTGGCAGGACTGCCGGGAGAAGATTAAAAGAGGGAGAGTTGTTTGTAACTTTTTTTGTCGCACCCGGTGGATTCTTCGCCATCGTTGCCGGAGACAATCACCCGGATCCACCGTTCTGTTAAATTATATTTTACGGCCAGCGCCCGGATATTCACACCGGTGAACGCCTCCCGGATTTCCCGGTTTCTGGCGGGGATGCCGAGGCGGTCCGGCATCGGAATATACACCCGATCACCGCCGAACCGCTCAGACAGGGCGATCAGGGCGTCAAGCCCGATGATATCGGCGAGCTGCCGGCAATCTTCCGGCAGATCGTCGATATCGATATGGTCAATTGCGTGTGTCATATTTTCAGGCGGTGTCCTTCACTATTGAAAATTGAATAGTGAGAAGTGAAAAGTTGTGGTATCGCTTCGCTCTGCCTGTTTTAAAAAAGATGGAGCGCAGCGACTCATTAACTTCTCACTTTTCACTTTTCACTTTTTTTCAGCATCCGGCGATATCCAGCGGAATCGAGATCCATGCCCCGGAGGCATCCTTGACCGAGAACTTGACATAGGTCCGGGCGCCCACGATCACCATGGATTCGGCGATAATGTCCATGGCCCGTATCCATTCCCGGTCCTTGATTTTCAGCTTGCGCAGGCTCAATACCCGGTCACGGTCGATATTGCCCTTTTTGTCCACTTTAAAGGCCTCATCGATGAGCAGCATGATCTTGTCGTTGGCCCCGTCGGACCATCTCCGGATGCATTCATCGATGATGGTTTTGGCCAGGGCCAGTTTTTCATCAAACTCGATATTTTTGGCCACACGCACCTCGAACTTGATATTGTTGGAAAAATTGGAGAGCTGCTTATTACCCTCTTTGGTGCGGCCGTTGACCTGGTAGTGCTTCGCTATGTATTGCAGATAACCTTCTACATCATTCAGGACCTGGGCGCGAAACGCTACGAGCTGGTGGCTGATTTTCTGAGCACGTTTGGTCAGCTTTTCCACCAGGGCGTCCCTGCGTTTATCCACAGGTTTGACGTATTTCGGCGGGATGGCGCATCCCGCCGAATCGATCCAGTGACCGTCTTTGGTTTTCATTGTCATTTTGTATCTCCTTTTTGATTAGGTTGTTTAGGCTGAAGGTTGAAGACTGAAGGGTTTAAAAATCGGCTTTTCGTGGCCTTTAACCTTCTACCTTCAACCTTTTTTTCTTTGCCGCTATCTCCCGCATCTCCTCAACGCTGATCTGTGCCGGCTCGGATGCCTGGCCCCCCGTCCGGAACTGCCCGGTGCGTTCGGTCTGGTTCCGCGCCGTCTCGGTTTTTCGGTCCGCCTCATCGGCCAGGTCATAGGCCATCGCGGTCAGGTATCCGTGGGACTTTAGAGGTAACCGCCGGGGCGGGTTGGCGCTGATCCGCTGCAATGCCTCGGCCCAGATCGCGGGGCTGGCCGGCCGGGCCACATGCCGGTCCCATTGGATGTGGGAGGCAGTGACCAGGGCCTGGAGGGATAACACCAGGGTCTCGGCGCGTTTCCAGGTGAGCCCCCGGCCGGACCCAGGCCGAAACAGAGCCAGGTACCCCAGTACCAGGGCAGCCACCGGGGCCGGGAGCGTGGTAACGGCCATGAGGGCGCGCTTGGCGTGATCATCGGCGGTGAACGCCTCTATACTGCCGATGGCGCCACACCCCGGGCAGGTCAGTCTCATGCGCCCCCCTCACTTTTTAAAGAGGGCCTGAGCCCCAATGTGTCCAGGTCACGCCGAAGCCGGGTCACCATCACCAAAGCATCCTGGCGGGCCTTGCAGCTGGCCGGGTCAGACACCGCGATATTGTGCAGGGTTAGAAACATGTCCCCCAGGTGGGCGTGGACCTGGTTGATGCGATTTTGCTCAAATGCTGTCTTTTTTATCAGTGTTGTTTCGGATGCCATTTTTCTCCTTAATTCATCATCTGAAGATTAAACCACACATTACCTAAAAACGTGCCCACCAGGGCACCGGCCAGGAATATAGCTACCTTGGCGCGTATCTGTTTCAACTGCTCTTTTACGATAAAATCAATCAACATTATATCCCTCCAGGTTATACGGCCATCCGCTTTACCCACTCGGTTAGACCATGTGTCTCGGCCAGGCGTTTGGCGCGTTCATAGGCATTGGTTGCAGATACTATGTCACGAGATATGGCGGCCATAAGCTTCCGCCTTGGCGCTGCGCACCGGGTTTTTCTCACGGCCAGTTCCTGTTGACTGGCCCGTGCCGACGCCCGGATAGCCTTGTTAAAAAGATCCGCTACAATGAGCTCCGCGATTACATGCTCTGTCATTAAAGATCCCTGCTTTCCCTTTTTGAGCAGCACTTTAACGATCTTCACCAGAACATGTTTCGGCAGGTCGTTAATGGTCAGTTTTTTCATCTTGCCTCCCTATACAGACAGCGTTTGCAGTTGGCTTAAAGGTATTCAAACTCAATACGGGTAACAATGGTCAAGGCGCCTTGTTTCGGCCGTATTTCGGATAGAAAAAACCGTAAAAATTGCGCTTTATCCATGTCTGGAAAACCCTCTTTGACAACATCGCCGGCTGTAATTTGGTTGATGCGCTCTCTACGGGTATTCACTACACGGATCAGGCCGAGACGCTCTATTTTTTCGCCGGATTTTAGGCCCATACACTTACGGCACCCCATCAACACGTCACCGGGTTTTAAAAACAACCAGCCGGGGCGGCGCGTTACCGTCTTTGTCCTGTTTTTAAATTGCTCAGTGGTTAACGCAAAACTTATATTCCTCGGCATTATGTACTCCAATTATTCGGTACAAGCACCCCAGCCCTGAACCGCGCAGCCCACATCCTGGCGCTATAATCCTTCGGACAATGGGTCCGGATATATGTCTCGATATCCGGGTCATCAAAGATCATGGTCCACCAGTCAGGCCCGTGCTTCTTTTTCATGCCGTTTTCAAACATCTTTTTCAGGCCCTCGATCACCCGGTAGGCGTCGCCGGCCGTGCGGACTTTTTTTATTTTTAAACGTTTTTCCATCCATAATTGCAGGCCGTTTGCAGCCCGCCACGGGATCAGCGCCGCCACGGCGGTAATCTTATCCAGTTCCCCACGGCTCACCAGGCAGATGGTTTTACCCTTATCCCGTGGTATTGTCTGACGTTTTTTCCGTGGCACATACCGGGTGGCAAACCCCTTTTTCTTCAGCTCCCGTAAAAACAGATCCGCCTGGACCTGGGAGATCAACGTGGTGCTGGACTGCCCGAACCGATCGGTGAGCATAACCGCCTTGGTTTCCTTGTCGATGCCCATCTGGTTGCAGGCGATCCCGATCAACTGACGCTGTTTTTTAGTGCTGGGGATCATCTGTTTTCCCTTCATCCAGGTATTTACATGCCGCCTCATAGCTGGCTTCAAACCCACTGCCCATGCGGCCATACAGCCGGCATCGCAATCTTCCGGGCAGGCGGTACCAGCATTTCAGGCACAGGGCCATCTTCGGCCGTTTCATGTTTCCGCACCGGCAGGTGGTGCCCTTGAGCAGATCAATATAAAAAAGCTGCCTTTCCCTGGCATCGGCCGTTTCAGCGCTGAGCATTTTGGCCTCCCTGTTTGTCCAGCTCGATTTTCAGCATGAACAAGATCTGGTTCCCCACATCCCGAAAATCATCCGTTGCCTGTTTTTGCAGCCCTTTATACAATTCCGGATAATCGCTGAAGTCCAGAAACACCATAGGCTTACCCGGTATGCTGCGCGCAGAGGCCTTTGTCTTACTGGCCCCGGCCGGGCCAACCGGTTTCATCTCCGTTTTTTCGATATCTTCGTATATCGTTTTGATAACGGCTTTACTTTGCGACCTGTCTAACGTCTCAAGCCCGAGTTCGTCCATGGCCTCATCAAACAATTTTACAGCCTGATCGGCCTGTTTTGGCGCCGGTGCAGGTGGAGTGGTTTGCTTTTTGGCATTCTTTAATTTTCTTTCTCGGGCTTGGTCGGCACGGCATTGCTTGCATGTGTTTATATATCCGTCTTTCATCCGATCATTTTTTTCGAAGCAGGAGAGATGCTTTTCTTCCCCACAGCTTTTACAAATTTTGGTCCAGCTCGCCGTTGTTTTTTTACCGTCTGCAGCCGTGTCTTTTTCCATCACAACCTCCTTTGATGCCGGTAAAATGCTGTCGTCGGATGCCGACGTGTCCAAAAACCGCACATAGGCGATCCGGGGTTTGCAGTTCAAGCATTCCGGCCTGTTTTTATCCATATCCTTAAATATGCAATTACTGACCACACATGGATTTTTCATCCGTTTGTCCTTTTTTTTTAGCTGTTGGCCGTTAGCAATCAGCCGTTAGTTAAAAGCTAATTGCTGATAGCTCTACCTTCAGCCTTCTACCTTCATCATTCTTTTCGCCCCGAACATAGCCTTAATTCCCTTAATCCGATCAGCCATGGCCGTGCGCACCGGCCCTGTTTCCGCCGTTACCGCCGGCCCATCTTCGGACGGGTTTTCCGGCCCGGGCCCGGCAATACCGACCCCACTCATGTCCGGGTGGCCATATCGCCAGTTTTCCATGGACAGCACCGTCACCGCGGCGTTGCGGATACCATCCACCTTGATCACCAGGTCAAGGGCTGGGTGCCAGTAGATGGCCAGCATCCGAAACGGGGTGCCGTTTTTACGGGTAAGGTCTTCACAGCCCTGGACCCTCACCGAATGCCGGATATAATCGGCGATGGCCTCGGCAGTGGGATAGTTACCC